AAGCAACGGCTACGGCATACGCAACAGCTCCGGCATAAGCAACGGCTACGGCATAAGCAACAGCGACGGCATAAGCAACGGCTACGGCATAAGCAACGGCTACGGCATAAGCAACAGCTACGGCATACGCAACAGCGACGGCATATTTAATTGCTATTACATCAAAAAATGCGAAGGTCTTGCATATTCTATTATGTGCATTAACGAGACTGGCAGATATAAATTGTTTAACTTAAATATTGATAAGGAACGATTCGATGAAGTTGAAGAAAATATAAGAGAATGTGCGGATGGGTGGTATCCGAAATTTACAAATGCTTTTGATTACTACAAGAAAGAAAAGAAATGGGAATGTGTTCCTGCATCGAGAATTGAGGGCGTAGATGATAAGGCGGCATATAAAGATATGCCGGAAAAACTGATTGAGTATTTCAAGAGCTTGCCTGAATTTAATGCAGAAATATTCATGGCTATTACAGGAATTGAGGTTGAGTAAAACTCTCTAAGGATGGAGGAAAATGAATGATACACATAATAGATAAATTTTATGTTGATGGCGGAAATTATGATTTTACACTACTTAAAAAAACAAACAGCGTAGACAAGAAAGGAAATACCATCTATAAACCACTTGGATATTATTCTAATATCGCTAATTGCGTTGAAGCAGTAAGAAAAATAAAGTGTAGGGAATTAACAGCTAAAGAAAATATAGAGCTGTATGAAGCTGTAACAGCCTTTAAACAGATAGCAGAAGAGTTGGCGAAAGCAACGGAGGGATTAAAGTAAATGACATCAGCCGAAGCAAGAGAAGCAATAAAGCAGTTAGCAAGCCTTATTATTAACAGCCAATTATTCCACCAGGACGAAGGCGATATTTGGGAAAAAGACATAGAGGCGTTGAGGATAGCGATAAAGGCAGTCGAAAAACAGATACCGAAGAAACCGAGAACAACATTAGATGGGTGTAAAGCCTGTTCTTGTGGTTTGGTGCTTCAAGAAGGTAATAAACGCAGATGCCTGTATTATTGTGATGAGTGCGGACAGAGGATTGATTGGGAGGAAGAGAAAATGACTAATTATGAGAAATATAAAGACGAAATACTTAAAGCTTTATTTGTTATTGGTAATGTTGGGTTAAGTAAAGAAAATCATAAAATTACCCGTTGTGATGATTTAATATGTGAAAAAAACTGTGGTTTGAGTATAGATGAATACGGTAACTGTCCTCGTGAAAGTATACAAAATTGGTTAGATTCTGAATATGTAGAACCTGAAAAAGAAGAAGTTGATTGGTCTAAAGTTCCGATTGATACAAAGGTTCTTGTGAGCGACAATGAGATAGATTGGTATAGGAGATATTTTGCCGGTATTGATAAATGTACTAATGAGCGTTTAGCTTGGGCTGATGGTGCTACCAGCTGGGCAAATCGCTCTACGATGCCATGGAAATATATCAAATTGTACAAGGAGGACGAAGAATGATTAAAATAGAGGATATTGATGTTTATGGCTGGGGACCAGCTATTAGAGGTATGAGAAACTCAATGAACAGTTGGGATAAATCTGACACGATTTTTGATGGTGACAAGTGGTGTTTAGGTAATAACGATTTAAAACTTATGCAGCAGTTGTCAGCGGCAGGAGATGACGACGCAAAATTCTTAAGAATGATTGTAGTTACGATGGATATTACAGCACCACTTTATTGGTGGAAAGAATACGATACGTATAAGGTTGGCACTGTTGCCAACTCATGCAGCACAATGCACAAAATACACGCAAAGGAATTTACGCTTGATGATTTTAGCTTTGACCATATTGGTAATAAAATATCAACTGATGTTTTTGATAAATGTGCTGAACAAATCATAGATTGTCTAAATGAGGCCAGACTTTGTTTTTTAGACAGTGGGTGCAAAGATTGGTGGTGGCAGATGATACAGCTTTTACCGTCAAGCTATAATCAAAAAAGAACAATCCAGTTAAATTATCAGGTCTTAAAAAATATGTATTTTGCCCGAAGAACCCATAAACTCGATGAATGGCATACATTTTGTGAAGAAGTCGAAAAATTGCCGTATTTTAAAGAAATTTGCATTGAACCGATGGAGTGATATAGATGTCGAAGCTGAAAGAAAAAACAACGGCTTATTATGCAAAAGATATAATCAAAGAATTGGGAATCTGGAATTACATAAACGAAAACGGCTGTCAAGACCCGTTCTGGGCTGATGGCGTAAACATGAATTTGGTCAGAAACCACATTGTTTATGCAAAAAATCAGATTTTACAGCTTGCGGAAAAAGGCGAGAAAATACCGGAAGAATATTATATGCCGACACCGCCCGAAGTCGCTGATAACTACATTGTAAAAAAGAATAAGTATTACAAGGAACGAAGCAAACGACTTGAGGAGCAAGGGGAACACCTAACACATAAAAAAACAAAGTACAACGGCGAACAGGCAAGCTTATTATAAAAGGGGTAGAATTATGACGGACATCGAAAAAGCGGAGTTAAAAGCAAAATTACAAATGATTTATGAGCACTACGGCAAGCATCAGTTTACAAAATGTTTAGAGGAATTACAGGAGCTTATAGAAGCAATTAATTTATACATAGTTTCTGGTTACTCGGACAGCTTAAAAGGCCACGTTATTGAGGAAATAGCCGACGTTTGGATTATGATTACACAAATCACAATGATGTTAAAAGCCGAAAACGAAGTTGACGAGTATAAAAAATATAAGGTTGAAAGACAGTTGGGAAGGATGGCGTTGGAATGAAAAGAGCGGAGATATTAGACAGTGCAAAAGAAATAGTAACGAAAGATAGGGAAGAACAGTATGGAGCACCGGAAGATAATTTTGCCACAATAGCGGAATTTTGGACAACCTATGTAAAAACAAAATGCGTCAGTCCCGGAACAGATGTTAATATAAGCCCTGCCGATGTTGGGGCTATGATGATTTTGCTTAAAACGGCGAGGATTGCAGGCGGCAGCGAAAAAGCCGATAATTATATTGATATTGCCGGATATGCGGCTTGTGCTGGCGAGTTGGTGAGTAAAAAGAACGAGTAAATAACGGCTGCACACGAAGAAAACGAAGGGGGACTGTTTAATGCCGGGAATAAGAACAGATGATATTGTATTTATAAGAGCATTAGCCGAAAGTAATTTAAACATGACAAAAGCGGCTAAAAGCATATCTTATAGCTATAACGCTGTTGCATGGCACAGAAAAAAGATAAAGGAAAGCACCGGATTAGACCCATGTAATTTTTATGACATGACAAAACTGTTAAAAATGATTGAGGGTAGGTGATAACATGAAGAATGCGAATACTTATCTTAATCAGCTCCGGCTATTAGATGTGCAAATACAGCAGAAGGAAAAAGAACTCGTTAGGCTTAGAGAAGATGCGGAAAGCATAACGGCGAAAGTCGGCGAAAGAGTACAGGCATCAACAAGTGATAAATTGGCTGAGGATGTCGCAAATGTTGTAGACATAGAAACAGAAATCAGCAGAAAAAAAGCGGAATTGATAATTACAAGACACATTGTAATTGATAAAATACATGAGCTTAAAAATCCTATACTGGTTGAGATATTATATAAACGCCATGTCGAGTATAAGAGCTACAAAGAGATTGCCGCAGAGCTTAAATATAATGTGTCATATGTACGCCAACTACATTCAAAAGCGTTAAATTTACTATAAAAAATGCCCCGGGAAACCGGGGCTTATTTAATTTTCAGTTAAAATAATTATCAACCTTTGTTTTCAAATCGTCGGGTAATTCGTTGTAATGATTACGCATTACATTATAAGCCCAGTTTTCACCCTCAAAGCAAACAAATTGTAAAGTATGGATTATTTTTTGTGATGCTATATATCCGGGAAGCAATGCGGGCATCGAATCAAGATCGTTTTGTTTGCCTACAAATAATCTTGCTAAGTCAATATGACTGCGAATGTATCTCGGGTATGTCGATGGTATGTAATCAGGTACACCTGTTAAACTGCAAATGCCGTTCTTAGGAAGCGAATTAACATAGTATTCAGTCCATTTTTTGTTTATTGTATCGTCAATGTTAGGCGTTAAAAATATTATATTCGCTTTCTCTTCTTTCACATGCAGTTGTGACAATAAATTTTTTATATCAAAATTTAAAGTACCTTTTTGCAGGTAAATAAAAACTGCTTTTGCGAGCTTATCGTCAACATTGCTTATATAATTGGATAGCTGTTGCATATAGGTGTTGTGGTGTTGTTCGTATTTTGGGTAATTGCCGCATATATATAACATCTTATCATGTATTATGTGTGGTGCAATGCCGCTTGTTCGGCTTTCTGATTCGATTGTACAAGGAATAGAACAACGCTCATTGTTGATAATCATTGCACCGATAAAATTTCCGTTATCGGATAATAATACACCGATGTGCGGAAGTATGCGAGTGTGAGCAACAGGGATAATCTCTTCAAGGTTAAGCAAATCGTGTAAATCTAAAACTTTATCGAAATTCATTTTACTTATTCCTCCAAAAAATAGGGGGCGATATTGCCCCCCTTAAGGTTATTCTCCCCAGCCATCTAATGTACAAGCGTTTCCGCAACCATCTTCCCAGCCATCACTAATGGGGTCTTTGCCGCTATCTAATAGTTTAAAACAATATTGCATATTCTCAATATCCCCGGGATATACAGTGCCGAGGTATTCGGTCCTGTTGTACACTTCTAAGCAATGCAAGTCTTTATCCCAGTGTTTTTCGTATACTTCAATGCCGTTTTCAAATTGCCAATCTTTCATTTAATCGTCTCCTTTTTTATTGTTATTCCTTAATCTTAATATTATTTCTCCCAGCGTGCCTTGTCAATACTTTTGATGTGTTCCGCTTTTGGGTATTGCTTACATAATTCGTTGTATCTTACTATTGCTTTGTTGCGTTCTGTTCCGGGATAGGTTTCCGCTAATATTGTTTCTGTTCCGATACCCGGAAAGACCTTTGCAATATTGATATAGTAGTATACCTTATTATCTCGGTAATAACGCTTCTCACGCTTAATTGATACTTGCAGCGTATATTCTGCCGTTGCTAATTTTTGAGCGTGCTCGTACAGTTTAGAGCGGTATTCCTGCATACGGTTGATAGCTGTCTGCAAATGTATTATATCATTTTTGGCGTAGTCGTCATACTTTTTAATAGTGTCAATGTCTGCTACAGCCTCATAATTGTACATATTAGCGTATATTCTTATACATTCCTCTTTCATTGCTTCGCCTCCTATCCGCAGACCCCGGAGGGGTTTCGCCGTCATTACGGCTCATCAGTGCGGCTATTATATTATGCAAGTAATAAATCTGATGTGCTGTAAGATGTTGAGCCGTATTTATTGCGGATATAATCCATTGATTTGGTTTTACGGCTTTTAACTGCATCTGCTTCACTTCTCCAATACCACATCTTTTTCTTGCTCGCCCAGCGGCAGCCGATTGATTTAAGTTTGTCTTTATGCTCTCTTGTGTCTCCGCTTATCCATATCCAAGAGCCGCACAGCTCAACGGTTAAGCCCTTAAGTGTTACAAGCTCCGATATGATGTTGATGTATTCTTCCGGACATTCGTTTATAGGTCTTGTGTTGCCTGTTGTGTCTGCTTCCGCTTTTGTGTTGTGCTGATTTTTTAAGATGTTAAAAAGTTTTGTGTACTCGTTATTGATTTCTGCCATGATAGTTACGTTGCCGCCGTTGTCCGGGTGGTTAAGCTGGCAGAGCTTTCTATAAACTTTCTTAAGTTCATCGATCGTTGTAATTCCTTCAAAATATTTCATGATTATTCCTCCTCTCAAGCTTCTACGTAATAAGTAATGTAACAATACTGTGTGCTGTTAGAATTGTGTCTTTTGATTATGTAGCCCTTGCCGAATCTGCCGTTATACTCTTCTTTAACTTCCTGATTAACTCTGATGTAGCCTCTTGTTAATGATGTGTGATGTTCTTTGTAGTTTTTCATGTTTTTTCTTCCTTTCTTTTGATTTTTGATGTTTTCTCTTATTTTCTCTTCTATGCTTTCTTTTTCTCTCGTTTTTTCAACTTTCCTTAACTTATGAGCCTATTATAATCTATGCTTTCATAGATTGCAATAGACACAATTACTAAATATGCAAGCATAGATTTGTACAATGTGTCTATGTAAGCATAGAGCGTAGCGATATATAATAGTAATATGATTAGGAGGTGACAGAATGAGCAAATATACAAAGGCACAAGCAGAAGCAATTAAGAGACACCAGAGCAAGTTAGATAATATAACGGTAAGAGTACCCAAGGGAGAGCGAGACAAGTATAATCTTCAGGCGGCGGCGGCAGGCATGAGCCTTAACGCTTACATTATTAAGTTAATGGACGATGACCGGGAGCGATTGACGGAGGCGATAGAGCTATTACAAAATATTAATAATTAATTAGGTAGGCGGCAGAGATGCCGCTTATTTTTTGCAGTTATGCGTTATAATGTAGCAATAATTAAGACAGTATTAATATATAACGTCCAACGGATGCCGTAAATTCGGGGTTTTCCGGTGGCGTTGTATATCTTTTGTATATCTTTTTGCAGCTCGAGCGTTTAAGGTGTTATTTTGCCAGCTTTTTATTTTTTTGAGTGCCTGACAAATAACGCAAAAAAGACCTAACAAAATCTAACACAATAATAACACAATCTAACATCGTGATATGATACTATATTAATGTAATATATAGGCGTATAAAATGCATTTCCCTTTCATTTTTAATTCTTTTCTTTGCCCGGACTGGTAAGCCGGGCTTTTTTATTGCAGGAGGTGAGAACATGAGAACGTCAGAAAAGAAAGCAATAAAAGAACGGTTGTTCTGTCAAGAATACATAATTGACTATAACGGAACGAGGGCATACGGTGCCGCATATGGCGAGGAAGACAAAGGCAGGTGCAACAGTAATGCCCGTAACTTGCTCAAACGTAAGGACATACAAGACTACATCAAGGAGTTGCAAACGGAGCGAAACAAGCGGCTACAGATAACGCAAGACGATGTATTGAGAGAGCTGGCGGCGGTCGGTTTTTCTAACATTTGTGATTATGCAGATGTCGACGAGAACGGTAAGCTTAAGTATATACCCACGTCAGAGATAGATCCGAGCAAGCAGGCGGCTATCATGTCCATTAGGCAAGACAAGTACGGCATGACTATAAGGCTGCATGATAAGCTTAAGGCGTTGGAAACATATGCAAAAATAGCCGGTTGGCTTACTGATAAGCAGGAGATTACGGCAACGGTTACATATGAGCAGTTCTTAAGCAAGCAGGACGGCGATTATAATTATGACTGATAACATGATTAATATATACAATGCAAGAGAGTATATAAGCCGATTTTTGCACATTAGGACTAAGGATAATAGGATTGTTCCGCTCCGGCTCAACGAGCCACAAGAGCGATTATATAAGATAATTGGTAATGAGGCACGACAAGGTAAACCGATACGATTAATCATTCTTAAGGCTCGACAGATGGGATTCTCGACGCTGACGGAGGCATTAATATTTCACAGGACGGCGGTCAAACCTAACATCAGCAGTATGATAATAGCGCATAAAGACGATGCCACAACTAACTTGTTTAATATGTCCAAGCTGTTCTATTCTTACCTGCCGGATATGCTTAAACCGGCAAGAAAAGCGAGCAATGCAAGAGAGATTATATTTGACAGCCCAGCTAAGAGTGAGGGCGGCATTGGACTTAATAGCCGTATCAAATGTGCAACGGCAGGCGGTGACGGTGTAGGACGTTCTGATACTCTCAGTAATGTACATATATCTGAGTTCGCGTTCTGGACTGGGGATAAGATGGCAACACTTAACGGTCTTTTACAGTCTGTACCTGCACAGCCCGGAACAATGGTTATTATAGAGAGTACAGCTAACGGATATGATGATTTCAAGCGTTTGTGGGATTCTGCGGTCGCCGGTGAGAATGATTTTGTTCCGGTATTCTTCCCATGGTTTGAGCTTGCGGAATATAGCCGATTTTATGATGGTTTCCAGCTTACGCCGGAAGAAGAAGAGCTTAAGGCAAGACATAACCTTACTAATGAGCAGTTGTCATGGCGTAGATGGTGCATAAAAAATAACTGTGGTGGCGACATCAATTTATTCAAGCAAGAGTATCCATCGACACCGGAAGAAGCCTTTATTGCAACAGGAGCTTGTGTATTTGATACAGCTATTATTATTAAGCGTATTAATGATTTACAGGGCTGTAAGCCGCTGAAACGTGGTTATTTTGCATATGATTATGACGGGCAATATATAACTAATGCCCGTTGGATTGACAACGACAGAGGCAATATCAAGATATTCCGAGAGCCGGAGAAGTCAAGACCGTATGTTCTGGGTGGAGATACAGCCGGAGAAGGTAGCGACTATTTTACGGCTCATGTAATAGATAATGTAACCGGTGAGCAAGTAGCAGTATTACATGATGATAATATCGACGAGGACGAGTATTCAAGGCAAGTATATTGCTTAGGACAATACTATAATACTGCTCTTGTAGGCTTAGAGGCTAACTTCTCAACATATCCGATTAGAGAGGTAGCGAGATTGGGATATAATCGCCAGTATGTAAGAGAGCAGCCGGACACGTTCACGGGAGCGATTAAGAAATCGTATGGTTTCCGCACTACATCAGCAACAAGACCTGTTATAATCGCTAATCTGGTACAGATAGCAAGGGACGAGATACAGCTTATTAATGACGTTGATACTTTGCGCGAAATGCTATCATTTGTCCGCATAAAAGGTAAGCCGCAAGCGGAAGAAGGCGAACACGACGACCTTGTTATGGGGCTTGCTATAACATACGGCATCAGAGAGCAGCAGAGTATGACAGAAACACGAAAGACACAGAAGAAAACACGCTGGGAAGCAGACCAGTATGACGATTACTACGCAGCTACACCGGAGCAGAAAAAAGAATTAATTAAGCGTTGGGGCAATCCGTTTTGATGGGAGGCGATTAAGTGCCGGAAGAAAATAATAACACAAATGACTTGCAGAAATGGCAAGACAGGCTACAAAAAAACAGGAGTGAATACCTGAAAGAGTTGCAGTTAATGGACGAAAGAGACGCATTATATAACGGTACTCGGCAGGTAGCAGGCATTAACGGCAAAGCAGCAAAAAAGAGTAATTATGTCCGTAATGCAGTCGGAGAAATCATAGAAGCGGAGGTTGACAGCTCTATTCCGCTCCCTAAGGTAACAGCAAAACGACAGGAAGATGAAGAACGAGCGGCAACAATAGAAGCGTTTTTAAGAAATGAGCTTGATTATTTACCGTTCGAGGTAATAAACGACATGGACGAGAGAACAACACCGATTCAGGGCGGTGATTTCTTTCTTGTCGAATGGGATAATGAGCGTAATTCGCATCGGACGATAGGCGGTATTAAGGTTACGCTATTACATCCAAGACAGGTAATACCACAAGCCGGAGTAAACGAAATACAGGATATGGATTATATTTTTATCCTGACAGGTACAACAAAAAAAGAAATCAAGCGAGTATATAATGTTGATGTATATACGGAAGAAGAAGAGTTCCCGGAAGTCCGAAGCAACGGCGGTATGACAGATAGTAACTCAAGTGACTTAGTTACGTTGATTACAGCATACTACAAAAATAAAAACGGCAATATCGGTGTATATCGTTGGGTAGGAGATACAGAGGTACAAGCCTTAGAAGACTACTTTGCACGCCGCCTAAAGTATTGTAAAAAATGCGGCTCGACAGTTCCAGAAGAAGTTGCAGAGTGTCCACACTGTCATAGTAAGTCATTTGAGCACCGAACACAGGATAGCACTCCTCTTGATAGGAGTATAGATATATTAACGGCTGATGGTGCATTAGAGACAATTCCGCAGATGAAAGAGCCGGTATATCAAGATATGCCGATGTATGGCGATAACGGACAACTGTTAATAGGTGATTATGGCGAGACTATGATGGATAATGTATTGATAGAGCCTGAAAGACCTAACGAAGTACCGGCGTATAAGCTTAAGCAGTACCCAATCATATTAAGACGTAATATCTCTAAGAACGGTACGCTATTAGGTTCATCGGATGTTGACAGTATTCGTGACCAGCAAGAAGTCATTAAAAAGATGGGCGATAAGATACAGGAGAAATTGTTTAAAGGCGGTTCATATGTCACACTGCCGAGAGAAGTCAATGTGCGAAAAACGGATGAAGAGCTTAAGGTGATAGAGCTTGAAGATGCCGCACAGAAGAGCATGATAGACGTTCTTAATATGCAGCCGAATGTGTCTAATGACCTAACATTTATGGACATTGCATATCAGGCGGCAAGAGAAACAATCGGTATTACGGATAGCTTTCAGGGCAGGAATGATAAGACGGCAGAATCCGGAACAGCTAAACAGTTTGCGGCGGCACAAACAGCCGGACGATTAGAAAGCAAGCGAGTAATGAAGCAAGCAGCATATCAGGATATATTCCAGCTAATGTTTAAATTTATGCTTGCATATGCCGATGAGCCGAGAGCAACTAATTATCAGAACTCAATAGGTGATATTGAGTATGGAATATTTGACCGTTATGCGTTTCTCGAAAGAGATGCAGCAGGTGAACTGTATTGGAATGATGATTTTCTGTTTTCAGTTGATACAAGCAATAACCTTGCACAGAATAGGGAATCGCTTTGGAATACAACGAAAGAGGCATATCAAAGCGGTGCTTTTGGAGATGCGGCAGATATTAATACACGCATTCTCTACTGGTCAACACTCGAAAAATACCACTATCCCAATGCCGGAAACATCAAAAAGCAGCTACAAGAGATGAAGGAGCAACAGGAACAGCAGATACAAGCACAACAGCAAATGGGGGGAATGCCTAATGAAATGCAGTCAATGCAATATGGAAATGCAGGTATACAAGGGGCAGTTAATAACGGACAGCCTGTACAAAATGATATACAGATGCCGTAATGAACAGTGTCCCGAATACAACAAAAATATAGAAAGAGATGTTAGCATACAGTCCGACGCCGATATGGCGTAGAAAGGCGGTGCTCCATACATATCTCATCTTTAAGGCAAGATGTAAAACATGCCTTATTTTTATGCAAAGGAGGTGAGAATATGGGTAAAGGTGAAAATACACTCAAAGGCAAGGTAACAAATAAGAGTGCTATGTATGTTTCGGCAGACGTTAAAAGCACAAGCAAAAAGCCAACTGTAAAGAAAGGCGGCGACCTTAGAGCAAAGGGGGATAAATAATAATGACTGAAGAAGAATTTATGGGATTGGGCGGAACCGTTGATGATGAATCAGAAGATGTACAGACTGTCGAGGAAGGAAATACCGAAGAAGTCATTGATAATGTGGATGAGCCGGAAGTTGAAGAAACCGATACCGATGATGGCGATAATGATACCACACAGAGTAATGACGAACCTGCACAGCCGCAGGGTGTACAGCCAACAGCTGTACAGCAGGCATATAGAGAACGTCTTGAACAGGAGTATCAACAGGCTGTAAATCGCATTAATCCATATAACGGCAGAGTTATTCAGTCGCCACAGGATTTTTTTGAATATAAACGCCAGTTTGCCGAAGAACAGCAGAGACATGAACGACAGCAGCAGTATAATGCCTACAATGATATATATGAGGCAATACAAAACGGTACAGCTTCAAGGGCACAGTTTGATAAATACATCAAAGAACAGATTGTTAACAGCTTGCGTGATAATCCTTATATTAGGGCGGCAAGAGAAGCAGCGTTAAGAATACAGCAGGAAGAACAACGAGCAAGGAGTGAACGCGGTAAGGAACGAGTACAAAAAGACCTTGATGCGCTTAATAAAGAATATTCAAATTGCAAATTTAAAAAAGCAGACGAAATAAACGGAAAAATGGCTGATTATATGCGAATGGGACTTTCTGTTGCCGATGCTTACTATCTTACGAACAGAGAAAGTATAGCACAGGCACAGATGGCAGGAGTACGACAAGCTACAATTAATCAGGCGAACGGCAAAGGCCATTTAAAGAGTGTTTCAGGCGGTACAAGCGGAGATGTAATAGTTCCGGACGATATTGCAAAAGAGTATCGCAATTTCTTTCCTGACTGGACAGACAAGATGATAGCAGATGACTATAAAAAGAGAAATGGAGGTAAGAACTAATGTTTAAAATAGCAAAAAGAGGCGTAGCCGATGTTGCACCTGTCGAATACATGGAAGGTACAGCAGGCGAAACAATAGCACTCGGCGAAGCATTAAAAGTATCAAGCGGAAAGCTTACAAAAGCAGGTGCGGCAGATGAAGTAACTCATATTTGTATGGGTGTAAAGAATGACAGAGGATTATTCCCTGTTATTGCTGTACAGCCTTATATGTATTTTGAAACAACATCAACTGCAACAGTAGCGGCAACAGCAGTAGGCACAGCAGTTAAATTACATACAGACGGACTTACAGTCACAGCAACGGTAGGCGGCCCATTTGTAATTGATGAAACAGACGGAGCAACAACTAATTCAACGGTTGTCGGACACTTCACAAAACCGGCAACAGTGGCAGCGTAAGGAGGAGATAAACAATGGCAGGAATTATTTTTTCGGAAGGTTCCGGTGTAAACGATAGCGTTTTTGGTCGTTCACAGGATCCCATCAAAGCAGTTATCGAAGAAAACGTAGAAGCATTCAAGGAAATGTCCATGATTGATAAGATTTTTTATATGGACAAGTCATCTAATTTTGCCGAGAAGTATTCACAGGAAACATCACTCGGAGACTTTAAAGATGTAGGAGAAAACGGTGCATATCCTGTTACATCAATGCAGGAAGGTTATGAAAAGACCATTACACCTACTACATGGAAGAACAAATTCGAAGTAACTGCGGAAATGCTTGAAGATGCTAAGTATGGCAAGATTAAGTCAAAGGCTAACATCTTCGCAACATCGTTTAACAGAACGAGAGAAAAGTTCGCAGCTTCAATGCTTGCCGGTGGTATCGGTACAACAACAACTATTTCAGGCAAGAAATACGACACAACAACAGCTGACGGTGTAGCACTTTTCTCACAGTCGCACCCTTCAATTACTAAGGGTACAAAAGCACAGAGTAACATCTTTACCGGTGCATTCTCACAGTCTGTTATGGACACTATGCAGGAGAAAATGCAGATGTTTACAGACGATGACGGCAATCTTCTTAATGTTGCACCTGATACAATCATTATCCCTAATAACGGTGCATTAAAGAGAGCTGTATTTGCGGCTATCGGTTCAGAGCTTGACGCAACATCATCTAACAATGCGATTAACTTTCAGGTAGGACTTTGGAATGTGCTTGTATGGCCTTATCTCCCTAAAGGACTTGGCACAAGTGATAAACCTTATTTCATTATGCTTGACAGTAAGTTTAATCAGGACTATATGGCTTTACCTTGGGTAGACAGACTTGGACTTACTGTTAAATCAGATATTGACCCTAATACAGATGCTAACGTATGGAAAGGCAGAGCAAGATTCGGTGCAGGTTTCAACAACTGGAGAGGTATTGCTATTTGCGGCGAAGGTCTTACAGGTACAGCATTAGCATAAGGCGGTGGTAGTATGCGTTGGTATGACGTAAAACTAATCACATTGCAAAAGATGTTTTCCAACGATACATCAAGCATTGTCGTTGATGATAATACAGCACCGTATATAGCAGCTATGCCGGGTGCGGCTAATGCTTGTTTAAACTATATTGCGACAGCGGTACGGCATATTGATATGTCGTACCAGCTTGAGCAGGACGGGACAAAAACAGGAATACAGCGTTATGACTTTAAAGAGCTTGCGTATGATTTTTATTCATTTGAAAATATAGAAGTATATTTTGAAGACGAATACGGAAACTACGGCAAAGCGGGAAATTATAATGTCGAACACAATAACGTTTTGCTTATAGACGGTGCTATCAAAGGAAAATGGACAGTGTATTATAATGCCTATCCCGATGAGATAACAGAAAATACAAAAGATAATTATGAGCTACCTTTATACCCGGAGGTGGCTATTTTATTGCCATGGTTTATGGCTTCTCAGTTATATAAAGATGATGATATATCTACTTCGACTGTTTACTGGAATGAGTTCGTGGCACTGCTTGAAGATGCAAAAGCAACAGCAAACAGGCTTAAAGGGACAGGCTATGACGAGTTTATCAACACAAAGGGGTGGTATTAAATGCGACAGTTAAGTGTGCCATCGCAGGTTGCAAGAACTGTAACAAAAATAGAAAGCTTTAAGGGTGTAGACCTTACAAATGCCGCCTCTAATGTTGATATTAGCCGTTCACCTGAAGCACCTAATATGATAAGAGATGTTCCCGGCAAGGTAAGAAAGCGAATGGGCTATTACTTGGATACCGAGTATGATGATTTTATACACGGCGTTTTTCATTTAAACGGAGACCGTATAGTTCATGCCGGATCAAAACTTTATATGGGTACTACTGTATTGTATTCAGATATGCAAGATGTCGGTTTTAACCGTTCAAAAGCATGGGAGATAGGCGGTAGGTTATATATACTTGATGGTAAAACATATCTTGTAGTCGGTAAATTTAACAGCGAAACAAACTATACAGCTAAGAAGGTAAGCGAGATAGCAACAGTGCCTATTGTGTCTATCGCACGAACACCAAACGGCGAAGGACAACAGTATCAGGAATATAACTTAATACAGCCTAAGTTTATCAATATGTTCATTGCTGACGGAACAACAAAGATATATCAGTTATCATCGGATAGCATACAGTCGGTTGACCTTGTAGAGCAAATGAACAGTGATGGTGACTGGGTAACTGTTGCGGCATCTAAATATACAACTAATTTAGAGCTTGGCACAGTAACATTCAGAACAGCACCGGAAGCACCGACAGTAAAGAGTAGAGATAACATCAGAATAACGGCTTCAAAGGTTATTGCCGGTTATGCCGATATGATTAACAAATGCACAATATCTATTGTATATGGTGTAAACGGTGCAACAGACCGTTTGTTTGTCGGCGGTAATCCGGATTACCCGAATAGAGATTGGTTCAGCGGATATAAAAGCACTATATCATATGACAGTGACGATAGACCGGAAATGGCATCTTTTGAAGATTTTACATTCTTCGGCGACTTGAGCTATTCAACAATCGGGCTTGATACCAATGAGATAGTTGGGTATTCCCTTGTTGGTAACTACCTTGCAACGCATAAATCAGTAGGCGAAGACGGACGTAACGTTATTATGCGATACGGTGAGTATACAACGCTTAATGGAGTTATAAGACCGTCATTCCGTATTGTTAATGTTATTCAGGGTGTAGGAGCTGTCGGAAAAGATAATTTCGCATATCTTAATGAAAGCTTATTCGCAACCGGACAGGGGATATACGCTATAACAGCACAGGATATAACAGGCGAGAAATACACACAGAACCGTTCTTTTTATATCAATGGTGCATTAGCCGATGAAGACCTTGAACATTCATGTGCGGTTGTTTACAAGGATTTTTATGTACTTGCTACACCACTCCGAGTATATCTGTTAGACGGCTTGCAAAAGGTCTATGAAAAAAACAGTCCGCTTTCTTCGTTTCAGTACGAGTGTTATTACTGGGATATACCCAATATAAGTTATTTGTTTGTAGAAGATGAGGCATTATGCTTTGGTACATATGACGGAAAAATAATGAAGTTTTATACGGATAAAACAAAGCAAACGGCTTATAACGATAACGGAAAAGCTATAAAAGCACGTTGGGACACAAACGCTATTGACGGAAAGATATTCTATAAAAAGAAAAACTTCCGTTACCTATCGGCACAGATAGCACCGGCTATCAATACAAGCTATGAAGCGTGGGCAGAGGTAAAAGGCATGTGGAAGAGATTATTCAACAGTGGAGCTAAAGCAAGATACTTTGACTTCTCATATGTTGATTTCGGTAAGATAAACTTCTCATCCGATGCCACACCGAGAACAATAGGCACAAAAATACGAATTAAGAAGATAGACAAAGTGCGTTTTTCATTCAGAAACGAAGAACTTAACGAGCCGTTTGGTTTATATGCAATCGGCACAGAGTTTACGGAAAACGGAAATTATAAGGGGTGATAAATAATGGCATTGCCTAAAATACAGCCGACAGATTATGCCAATAAAGGTATTCGTGTTAAACCAAACCCATTAGGTCTATCTGTCAGTGATGCACAGCGAGCGTTTGACGAACTTTCGCTTGATGTGGTAATTCCTAAGGTAAACGAGATAGCAGAAGCACAGGACGCAGTTAATAAAACATTCCAGCTGAAAGAAACAGGTAAGGGACTGTCAGAGAATGACTTTAATAATGCGTATAAAGCACAGCTTGATAATTTACCTAATGATTTAAACACTAAGGTGGACAAGGTACAGGGTAAACAGTTATCAACTTTTGATTATATATCAGCTGATAAAGAAGCCGTTGAAGATTTAAAAACAGCATTAAGAGCCGGAAAAGTACTGACTGATAACAATTACACCACAGTCGAAAAAAGTACTGTAACACTTATCAAAGATGAGCTTAATATGGGTAAAACGCTTACAACAAATGATTATGCAGATGAAGATAAACGTGTAGTTACAAATTTGGCGACAGATTTATCTAATGGCAAACAATTATCAACTAATGATTACACAAATGAAGATAAAGCAAAGCTTGACGATGTTGTTAGTGCATCTGATGTATTGTCTAAAACAAATACAATCCCATATACCCCAACAAATCCCTATAACCCTGCAACAAAGAAATATGTTGACGACAATGTTATAAGTGGTGGTGTTCCATCATCGAGAAGAATTAATGGTTATACACTTGAAAATGACGTTAATTTACATGGCAACGATATTAAGTTCATTGATGACACTACAAGCAAGGTATTCATTTTAGGCGTTGATAATGGTGGGCTTTATTATAAGGAGGTAATTTCATAATGGCAGGTGAAAAGAAATACATAGCTTTGGAGGCAACTTCGCAGGAGATTAGAGCCATAGGTTATAATACGGCTAACAGAATAGGTGATCAATCAAACGAAACTGGCGGCTCAGCAACAGAGGGTACAGTATTTGCGAAGCTAAACAAGCTGATAGAGCAGCTAACGACAGTAGTATCAAGAACTGGTGACTGTATAGATGGACTATCTATTATTCATAACATATTAGGTTCGTCAGCTGCTTCGGACCCTACTGTTCTTGAAATGCTCAATCAGATACTAAATTTAATGTCTGCACAGACCGGAGTAATAAGACACATACAGCGAGGAACGGTTGAAGATAATGATAAAACCGGAGTTAAAACCGTATCATTAGTAGGCTTTACGAATCTTGATAAAATGTTTGTATTAGTAAGTGGTTATATTTATAGAGGTAGTGGAGATTATCACAATCCTTGGGCAACTATAGCATCAACTACAGAATTACGTGTTGAAACTGCTACCACAAATTATATAGCACATGTAGAATATCAAGTTATCGAAACATATTAAATTAAAACAATACCACAGAGCAGAAGCTCTTTTTTATTAGGAGGAAATTTATATGAAAAAACTTATTAAAATGAAAACAACACAGGCAGACGGACATCACGATTTTATTTATAAAGACGGCAAAAAGGCAGCTATCCCTGATGACGGAGTTGTATTCTGCTATCTCTCAAAGTCGGGTATGCTTAAGGTATCGGAATATCCCGATATTGCAGGTAGCGTATACGGCAAGTTTGTTGTAACAGACGAGGTTACATCAAAGATTGGCAAGCCTTGTATCGGCGGCAAGGCTTATGATATTTGGGGTATCGGTGAGAACTATGTATTAGTATCTAACAAGGGCGATAAGTTCTATATTTCTGCGAACAAAGACGGTTCAAAGGTAGACCACCCAAATCAGAGAAGCGATTATTTTGCTTATACTCTTTTACATGAGATATATTCAATGCTTAAGTAAGATGATTTAGGGCGGAGCAATCCGCCCTTTTTTATGGAGGTGATGATATGGCAATTATACCGGGTAGCACTTGCGTAATCAAAACCAGTGTAAAGGATATGGATATTACTCTTATTGATAATGCTATATTTTCGTTTAGTATCGGTATCGACGAAACACCATTAGTGCAGAAAAAGTACCAAGCGGATAACAGCGGTGCAGTTAAATATCTGGATGGAGCGTTTATAGTCCCATGTACACAACAGGACACACTATCGTTTGATGGAAATAAAAACATATTGTATGAAGCGCAGTTAAATTTTAAAGATAAAAGTGTATCAAAAACAATCTATACAAAAATTCCCATAAGAAAAACAGTTGCGACCGAGATAATTACCGGCAATGCTCCGAATATTAATCAAGATGATAACTATTATGTTATGCAGACAGATACAGCACAGTATCTTAATGTATCAACCGAGCAGATAAAGGGGTATGTTGACCTTGCTCAGACATACTCATTAAACGCAGAAAAGTCAGAGCAAGAGGCGTTAGAACACGCAAAATACGCTGAAAACAATAAACAGCAAACCTATGAGTTTTTATCTCAAACAAAAGCTCTTGCAGTTGAAACGAGTAAAGCTAAGGATAGCGTCGAGGGACAGATTGCGACAGCTACCAACTTGTCAAATAAAGCAATAGAGTCAGCTACAACAGCTGAAAACGCAAAAAATACAGTGGTAGATACTGCTAATCAAGTTTCGGCGGATAAAGAAATTGTATTAAATGCTAAAAGTGATATTTTGATTGCGAAGCAAGATACAATCACTGCAAAAAATGAAGCTGTTGCAGCCAAAAACGATGCAATAATAGCAAAAGACACTGCTGTGGAACAAGCCAATTCAGCCTCACTCAACAAGGATAAGACCGACACTAACGTAACTACGACAAAACAACTCGCCGTACAGGTCGGCACAGATAAAACAGAGGTGTCGGAAATGATTGTGGAAAGCCGGGCTATCCTCGAAGAGCAACGTAAGCTTATAGGCTTAATGCCAACAATATACATTGCACAGACTATTGATGAGATGCGAGCTATCGCAAATCCCAAAGAAAAGGACATTTGTTTTGTGCTGGGTGATGTACAATCTGCTTATATGTACTATACAACGGCAATAGATGGTACGGCGTTAAGTAATCCTACTTGGGTATGGCTGACTGACATACAGCTTGTTGCTCCGTCTAAGGATTACCTGCTTAACATCTTGCAGCTTGCCACTGTCGCAACAACGGGAAGTTATACCGACTTAATTAATAAGCCTAAACGATATGAAAGTTTTGTGATTGTTGATGATGGTGTGTGGGATTATTCGGCGGCTGACAAAATCAAGCTTACTGCTGACCTTGTAAGTATCAGTAACGTGTATAACGGAGCGGTCGGGCTTATACAGACAGACTTAGATATAACACTGCCGGAAAACAGCAAGAAAGCTTACGACTATGACTATATGGACTTACCAACAGGTGGTATGTATCAGTATACGTTTTTGTATGATGGCAGTTATTACAACTGGTCAAGGACGGTGATTGCGTGATAAGTGATAATATGTTATTGCTGCATGGCAACAATCGCTACCATGCAAAAGAGCATGAATATCAAGGCACAGATATAGTGGCAGAAAATACATATCGTGCAGAGTTGGGACTTAAGGTATATGGAAAAAGTACGCAGAATGGTGTCCCAAGTCCAGAAAATCCTATTCCTATCAATAGCATAGGTGACGGTGGGAGTGTAGATGTGGTGGTATCAGACAATAACGGCAATAGCCAAACGCTTACAATCAATACACCTAATGGACTTTGCGGCATACCTGTTGACACCGGCGGTAATTATACAGATAGTACGGGGCAGCAATGGATATGTGATGAGGTAGATTTTGAACGTGGGGTATATGTACAGAGAGTTAAGAAAAGTACTGTTAAAACTCTTGATAGACTTCAGGAAACAGAATTGAAAGGAAGATATGTGGACTGGACTATTCTTTCTGGTTATGGTTCCGGAAACGTGAAAAGTATAATCGCTATTGCATCTTATTTTGCTTGGGGAAAGCCACAACCATTAAAATGGGTAGGTGCAGTCAACACCACAGGATTATACATATCACCGCCCCAAAATACTGATTACACAGTAGATACACTTAAATCATATCTAACACCGTTATTGCCATTTGAAGTATGTGGAGTTCTCGCCACACCCATTGAAACACCGCTTACAGCCGCAGAGCTTGCCGCTTACAAGGCGATTAAGTCATATCCGCATTATACACGCATAGAAAGTGCGGCAGACTTGAAAGTTAAATTGAAGGAATACTAAATGACAAGAGGTGAAAATAAGTGGAGGGTTGTATGGAAAATATAATAGTGGCACTTATAACAGGGGCAATAACACTGTTTGGCGTACTGATTGCCAATAGTAAGTCACAAGCGGTAACAGACACAAAACTGAAAGAACTTACAAGAGAGGTAAGAGAGCATAATAATTTTGCAAAACGTGTGCCGGTTCTTGAGGAACAGATGAAAGTAGCTAATCATAGAATTGACGATTTGGAAAAACTTGAACAGCAGAAAGGAAGATGAAGTATGGATATTACATTTTTAACTAACTTTGCTATACCGCTTATTGTTGGCATTTGTTTATGCCTTGGTTACATAATCAAAAACATTGTACCCAATGACAATATTAACCGCTTTATTCCGCTTGTCATGGGAATTGTCGGCGTATTAATAAATGTATGGGTAAACAAAGTTTTCACCGCTGAAATCCTTTTAGGCGGACTTTTTAGCGGTCTTGCAAGCACAGGACTTTATGAAATGTTTAGAAATTTGATAAACAAGGAGTGATTATATGACTTGCAGGGACATCAACGAGCTTACAGCCGTCGCACAGGCGGCTTGTAGGCTTTTTTTAAATGAATGTAAAAAGTCTGGGCTTGATATATTCATAACTGAAACATACCGTTCGCAGGAGCGACAAAACGAACTATATGAGCAGGGCAGAACAAAGCTCTGGGATAGCAACGGCAAAAGATTAAACGTAGTGACATGGACTAAGCACAGCCGTCACACCAGCCGAAGGGCGTGGGATATAGCTTGTAAAGGAAAAGACCTTTACAATATGTCAGTATTAAGAAAATGTGGAGAAATAGCCGCAAAATTGGGGATAACGTGGGGCGGTACTTGGGAAAGCTCGCCGGACTATCCACACTTTGAAGTATCGCAGAATTGGAAAGCACCAGTAAAGGAGGTTGAGGAAATGACACAGGCGGAATTTAATAAAATGATGGATAACTATTTGGCAGAACGCTCAAAAAAAGCGTGTAGTAATTGGGCTAAATCGGAAGTAGAAAAAGCCAAAGAATTGGGCATAACAGACGGCACACAGCCACAGTCATTTGCAACAAGGGAACAGGTGACAGCAATGATTGTTAGAGCACTTAAGTAAGGGGGTGTTTTTATGGCAGGACAAACTGTTACAGTAACGGCTGACCAGCGTAAAAATAGAACTACAAATACAAGTTCCGGCAGATCGAACAGTAGCGGAATATCAAATATTCCGACATATGACAAAAACAAAGACTATGCTTCCGAGATACAGAAAGCAATATCCAGTGGAGCAAGTCAGGACGTAATAAACCAGCTTAATGCAGAACGTAATGCAAAGATAAAAGGCGAAAACCTTAATTATAGAGGTTTAACCGATAACGATTTCTCTAATTACAAGAACACAGGAAATTTTAATGGCACAAAGAGTAATATTTCACAGGATAATTATGTAATAGGTCAGGACGGTGGAAATGCAATCAATAGGTTCTCATATAATCCTTCTGATTCACAGATAAGGAATTTACAGCAGAGTATAGATTATGATGGCACAAAAGGCTATGCAGACCCGACAGGCTATTATACAACCCGTCAGACAGCTTTCACATGGGAACAGCCGGACGGTACTTATAAGACCACATATTCAAACGCAACGAACTATAATCAGGCTTTACATGATGCAATAGCAAGTGGACAGGTAGCACCTAACTCACAGCTCGCTCATTCGTCAACCTACGGCACCGGTTCGCTTACCGGAAACGGTTATAACTATGGACGTACTTCGACAGGTGATGGTTTATATTCCGGCTTTGGTGACGGCACAGATGGTGGACGATACACAGCAGATAATCAGTTTGGTAATATGTACGATCAGACTAATATGCAGTTAGGCTTTTTAAGCGGTCGTGATGGTATGGATTATAAAAATCCATATGCAGATATAGCATATAACGGAAACGGAATGCAGAACGCTTATAACAAGGGCTTACAGTTTGCAGGACAGGGTGAGTTAATGGGCGGTAGTGCAGACCCTAATAACCCTACCACACCTAATTTAAATGATATTTACTCACAGTATGGAGCAAATACAAATGGTTATGTCGGTCTTACAAAGGACGATATACGAAACCAGATGGACGATATATATGCGAACTATGAAGATGCAGTAGCGGAACGAAATGCGGCGTTATCATCACAGTACAGAGAACAGCAGAGATTACTCGAAAACGATAACGAGAAGCAGCAGAGAGCAAACTATATCAATTATATGCTGTCATTAAATAATGCACCGTCACAAATGCAAGCAATGGGCATTAATGGTGGTGTTGCAGAAAGCACACTCGCAGGACTTAAGAGTGATTATATGTCAAACTATAACAGTGCGGAAAATACGTTTACCAATGCGGTTAATCAGCTTAAGATTTCAGAAGCTAATGCACTTGCAGAGGGCAATATGGAAAAAGCTAATATGTATTCGCAGCTTGCTCAAAACTCACTGTCATTACAGATGCAGGCGGCAGATGCACAGAACAGCTATAATAAATGGCTTGCGGAGTTTACCCTTGCTAAAAATCAGTGGGATCAGCAATTTGCCTATCAGAAAGCACAGGACGAAGCTAATCGATTAGCGGCTATCGACCAAGCACAGAACGAAGCAATGAACCAGCAAATCGAAATGGCATATAAATATGGTGATTATGATTTACTCGGTGAATTAACAGGAATGGATATGACATACTTAAAACAGCAGAGAGATTTAGAAGCAAAATATAATCAGGCTAAATATGAAGGTCAGTTACTTACAAATCAGGGAAGAAGTCTTACAAACTCAAAAAAAGCTAACGGCAGCTCTGGAAGAAGATCAAGTTCTTCAGGCAGTTCTAAAAAAGGCTCTAAGGTTACCACTTCAATGATAGAAAAATTAGAAAAGGCTTATAACAAAAGTGGTGAAGATGCTGCTTATAAAATGATGTCATTATGGGAAGCAGCAGGCTATGGCGAAAGTTATATAGATAATGCTTGGGATTATGTAAAAGCAAACAATAAATACTGGTATATGCCTACATACGATACTTCAAGCGAAGTAAGGTCGTATAAGAAGTAAGAGTACGAGGTGATTAAATGGGTTGGAAAAGTGATTATGAGTTAAGAAAAGAGCAGAAAAAAGCTAATAAGGCAATTACTAAAAATTCTAATTATTTTGTAAATAAAAAAACAAATGGCGTATCTTCGGGTACGCCTTCCGTTTCCAAAACTTCTAAAACCGAAACAACGTCTGTATTACCCAAAGCTTCAGAAACAACACCAAAGTTATCACTCATGGAAAGGGTTAAGCTTGCAAACGACAGAGCGAATAACTCGTTTGCTAAAAGTGCTGTTGCGACAACAGTAAAACCAACATCAACAGTCAGACCGCAACCTTGGAATGGTGGTACCACAACTTTATCGGCATTACCAAAAGCAAGCTTAGCAGATAAAATAAATATAGCTAATATAAACGCAAGCAACACTTATGCGAAAAAAGCAGCAGATGCACAGCCAGTGACGAATAAAAGACTTGACTATGGAGCGGCGGCGGCAATCGGCAAAACTATTGCAGGTGGTGCTATGTTGGCAGGCACAGCAAAACAATCACTAACTGATTGGCAAGACAAAGTAAAAACTCAAGGAATTAGATCTGCACTTGACGATTATACATATAATCTTGATAATCCACAGTATTCATTTGGAAACACTACAAGTAAAAATACATTAGGTTATAGGTTATATCAAGAAGCTGAAGAAAATCAGAATAGAGCGAAAGCAGGTTTACCAAAACCATTACAAACAGCAAGTGACATAGGAATATCTCTTAGCAGTATGGCATTAACATTGCCGACAGCGGTTATCAATCCGATGTTACCAACTGCAATAATGGCAACAAACACAGCCGGAAGTAAAGCATATAACCTTGCAAAACAGGGCAAAACAGCAACAGAAGCTTTGGGTCGTGGCTTGGTATCCGGTACTCTTGATTATGCCGCTAAAAAGATAGGGTACGAGGATTTCTTTAACCTTGCTAAAAACGGAACGCAAGGAGAACTTATGTCGGCGTTAAATTCGTTAGATAGCAACGCTAAAAATGCTATCATATTCGGCTTAAAAGACATAGGCTATAAATATTATTCTCCGTCAACTCTCGGTGCATTGACATGGGATGCTGTGCGTTCAGGCTTAGCCGGCGCGGCACGAACGGTAGCCGATAGTTTAGCCGATACAGTATATGATAAGGACAGCAAGATTAATTGGAATGAAGTGGTACAAAATGCTATTTCAGATGCCTTATTCAGCGTTTTAAATAGCGGAGTAGAGTATATCGGAAACGGAATAAAATCATCTGTAAGAGGGAATACAACAGAAAATGCAACATCGGGAACGACATTGCCGACAGTGGCAAACAATCAGTATGCAAATATTCCGAATATGGGAATGTTGCCGTATGGTTCACAGTATCCTGTGAATACAGCGAATGTGAACATCAATAATGATGGTATGTCAGCGGTGAATTATTCGAATGGTAATACGAAGTCAAATTCTGATATTTCAATGCCTGTCAGCAAAGCAGAAAGAACAAATGATACTCGTTCTGTTATAACAAAACTGAAAGACAGTATACCAGAGCTATCAGATATGAAGCCTGTATCAACAATAACAGGCACAGAATTTCAAAAAGGCGGCAAAAAAATTACTGAAACAGTAGGTGAGTTCTTTGCTTCTCTGGGGAATAAGGTTGTAAGAAAAGGGTTTGGAGATATTGTTGTAGATGTGGCTGGAGTAAAGGATAGTGTAGCACATGGTCTTGGAAAACGAAAAGCCGCAACGTTTAAATCCGTTCCTGCTGTCTTGGAAAATGGAAAACAGATTGACTTTGAAACAAATTGGAAAGACAGAAAATATGATACCTATATTTTTGCTGCACCTGTTGAGATAAAAACAGGTACAGGTGAAACAGAGATAAATTATGTTGCCGCAGTAGTAAAGAAATCTGGCACTTCAAATAGATATTATTTACATGAAGTTGTGGACAGATACGGTGATGTGATTTATACAAAAAGAAAAAGCAACGGAAGTTTAATTGATAACTCCGCAACCGGTTTCAAGACCGCGTCTCTAAGAGATAACAATATTCCGTTGCTTAATAATAGTATATCTGATACAAACCAAAATTACAACACTAATTTAGAAAAAAATATAGCCATTTTACCGACAGCGGCACAAAGTGAACTTTCTCCGATAACAATAAGTGATAACAACAATGCCTTACCAACAGCCAATGACGAGCAAGGTGTAGATGTAAATTATTCAGACTATACCGAGAATGAAATAAAAGAAGCAATGACTGACTTTACGCCACATGATCAAGGCATTATCAATGCACATATAAACGAAAGTAAACGTACATTACCAATGGCTAAGGGCAATAACAGCAGTAGTGTGATGAGGTTTACACTGAGGACAGATGCCGAAAAGAAGCTTATAGAAAAATATAACGCAAGGTTAGCTAAAACCAAAGAGCGGTACAAGAACAAAATAACAGACATAAAAGCCAATAATAAAGAAAAACTCAAGACATTAAAGGCAGAGAACAAAGAAAAACTTGACAGACAGGATTTAGCCGCAAGAATGGCGGTTGGTAGAGCGAAAGCCGAAACAAAAAGAAAGTATGAGAACAAAATAACAGACATAAATGTGAAGCACGCCGAAGCAAATGAACGTGCGGCAAAGAAAAGAGAAATGTCAAAACTCGGTGACAAAGTGTTAAAAAACACACGAAAGCTTAACAGCAAGATAAAGTATATGCCTCCGGAAATGCAGGAAAAAGTACGCAATACAATAAAAAATATTGACACTAAAGCTAAAAGTATAAGTGGCAAATCTATAAAGGAAGCAATAGAAGTAAAAGCTTATGTTGAATTAATGCAATCGAAAGACCCTGACTTTGTTGTTTCTAAAGATTTGCAAGAAAAGATAGATAGGTTGAATAAAATTAGAGTATCGGATATGAGCTATGGCGATTTAAAAGAGCTTGATGATACTTTAAAAGGTTTACAGCATGAATTTGCTACCTATAACAAAACTTTAGGTACTGTTCAACATGAGTTTGCAAAAGATATGTCTGCAAAGGCACAGGTTGAAGTAAAAGAAGCAAAAGCTAAAAAGAATAACTTCTTTAATAAGATTTACAATGTCGAAAGCCTCAATATGTCTACTGTATTTAATGTTCTTGGCAATTTTAATGAGGGCGGTGCAATGTCACAGATAAGAGAAGAATTTATTGACGGCCAGCGTAAAGCAACCAAATATGTAAAAGAAGCAACGCAACTATTTGATGAATTTTTAAACAACAGCGAATATTCAAAAGAATTAAAAAGCTGGGGTGGTAAAAAAGCGGAGAGAATAGATACAGGGTTAGTTGATAATAAAGGCGAAAAAATTTATATGACACCCGGCGAACGCATTGACATATACCTTAATTCGTTAAACGAAAACAATAAAGCTTCAATGGAGAATGCCGGATACACATTTATGAACTTGAACGCATTAAGAAAAAACGATTATAAGAATTTATATCGTGATGTGCAACCTGTGATTTTAAAGCCGGAAGATATAAAAAGAATTGTCGGAGGAATGACAGAGGCAGAAAAAGAATTTGCAAAAATAGCATTTAAGTATTTTAACACTATGTCAACCAATGCAATTAATGAAGTATCTATGATTACACATGGATATGAAAGAGCACAAGAAAAAAATTATTATCCTAAAGCTGTTGATAAAGATACTATTGTAACAGAGTTTAATCTTAATAAAACGGAAGGAAATATAAATAACGCCGGATTTCTGAAAGAAAGAACCGGAACAACCGGAGTAGCAATAAAAGGAAGAAATGCTGTCGATGTTGTAATAGACGCTATAAATGATGTATCAAAGCTTGTCGGATATGGCGTTCCAATGCGTGATTTTAGTATGATTTGGAATACAAAGAATGATAGTGGGACAACTTTGAAGAAAGCTGTTTTGGACACTTATGGTAATGATATGATTGATTATGTAAATAAGTTTGTAAAAGACCTTAATAGTGTTGGCTCCGATAATTATTTTATCGATGTTTTTGCCGGAAAACTTATGAGTAATTACGCAGCGTCCGTATTAAGTGCAAATCCTAAAGTGTCATTACAGCAGACGGCCTCGATTGTAACAGCGGCTCCTGAAGTCGGCGGAGCAAATATAATAAAAGGATTATTTGGTACATCTCCTAAGTTGCGTAAATCAATACTCAGTCAAATTGACAAGAGAACCGGATATAGGTGGGATAGAGCATATAGAGGCAACTCAACAGCAGAGCTTAATGCATTAAACACAGGTGGTTTTAAAGCGGTATCAAAATATCAAAACGTTAAAGACTTTGCCAATCCAATGAAGTGGATTCGTAACATGGATTTATGGGCAACTGATGAAATTGCGTGTGCGGCATATTTTAATATATTAAATAAAAATAAATATGAAGTAGGCAGCGAAGATTTTTGGAACGCAGTTACACATCTTTACGAAACAACATTGGAAAATACGCAGCCTATGTATAATATAATGCAACGCACAGGTATATCGCGTAGCAAAAGCTCAGTGGCTAAAGCATTTAATATGTTTGCTACACAGCGAAACCAGAATTACAACATGATGTACAGTGCTTACAGCGCCTATAAAGCCGAGAGCAAAAAAGGTAACAGCAACGAAAAGAAGAAAGCTGCAAAAAAACTTAGGTCAACTATACTTTCGTTGGCTACTGCAAATGCTGTTGTTGTGGCAATGACATCATTGGCTCAAGCTGTAACTAATGATAAAAAATTACGTGATGAAAACGGTAATATAACGGTACGAAGTGTAATGAACTATTATAAAAGAGCTTATTTAGAAGCTGCGGTTGGAAATATTTATTTAGGCACTCAGATATATAATATATTCAATTCGATTGTAAACGGAGATACATACTATGGCACAGAAGAAGTTACGCTTGATATGATTAATGACATTGTAGAAACAAGTGTAGATTTTACTAAAAATCTCACAGATTATATAAAGGGTGCGGCAGATGCAAGACAACAGGGAGTATTACCTGAATATATGTCAAAAGAAAAAAGCAAGGCTTTTAAATCGGCACATGATTTTGCTATTGCTATATCAAAAATGACAGGTGTTCCATTGTCAAATGCTGAAAAGTATACAGTCGGAATAATCGGTTTTGTTTCACCGAAACTTAAAACAGAATATGAAGCATTGTATAAAGATATGTCAAATCAGAATATCAAGAAAGCAAGTGGTAAACAGCGTGATGAATATTTGAGATTAGCACTTGAAGATCGAGCCGGTAATCTTGATGATGCCACTATAAAAGCGATACAAAACATTTATAATTCAACTGAAGACAGTAAAATACTACCGAAATATGAAGCACCTGAAACAATCTCACAGAATGCCACAAAAGAATATAAAGCCATTAAGCATGAAATGAGTGCAAAAGATAAATCTAAATATATGTCATCGTATTCAAAAATACTTGAAGAAGAAATGCCGGAGCTCGTTAAATCTTCATATTGGAAAAATCTTTCCGATGACGAAAAGATAGCAACACTTAACTTTTTATACGGTTATGCTGATAAGCACGCAAGTAAAGATATAGTTAAGGAATACAGAATTTCAGATACTTATAATATAAATAACCTTACGGTGAATGATTATAAAAACTATATAAACAACAAAAAGAAAAGTGAGGAAAATAAAAAACAAGGCGTAATTGAATAACGGAAGGGTGAGTAAATGAAACGTTTGGACTACTACAAGGAACAATGGCAAGAGTTTATAGACAATATAGATTTTACTGACGAAGAATTAGCGATAATTAATTTAGCCCGTAAGGGTTGGTATCAAGAGGATATTGCGGCAGAATTACACACCAGTCGCCGCACGGTAGCAAGGCGGTATACATCAATAGTTAATAAAATCGTGCATTATGTTTTAGAGGTTAAACAATGTCATATACATGGCACACTTTAAGGTAGATAGTATTCTATACTGTAAGTAACCAGTAAATGGAAACCGAGTGTTGTATCAATTACTTGGTTTCTGCTATTAATCTTAAAGGAGGAATGTAGTATGGCACTTGTAGAGGAAACAACAAAAAGAAGTTCTGGAGTAGCAAAGGCAGGCTTAGCAACAGGCATAACAGGTTTATCGCTTGCAGGTCTTGACATACTTAGTAGACTTGGCGGCGGAGTAGCTCCGGCACAGGCGTGTTGTAGTGAAGATCATTTTGTAAACCGTTATGAGTTTGATTTACAGCTTGAAAACGCAAAGCAGATCCAGCAGAAAGACCTTGAAATTGCGGCTCTAAACAATGAAGTAAAGCTTAGAGATGCAAATACCTACACAGACAAGAAACTGCTTGAAATGTACCAGTATTTTGATGGACAGGTTAAATCAATCAATTCAGCTATTTGTCAGCAGGCTGTACAGAATCAGGCTACAAAGGATAGTTTTTCAATGCTTTCTGAAAGACTTGCTTGCGAAAAGAAGGAAAGACAGTGTGCGGATAATTCGATTGTTACATACGTCAATGCAACATTTTATCCTAAGATGGTTGCAGATGTTACAACAGGCACAACAACAACTGCACAGAAAACATATAACCCTCTTCCAGCTGAATGTTGCTGTTGAGGTCTACACTAAAGAGGGGCATTTAGCCCCTCTTTTTTAGGAGGTATAATCATGGTAAAAATTAAGCAGGTAGAACAAGGAATAGCATTATATATTGATAACGAAATATTTCCACAGCTAAAGGACGAAACACAAGTAAAAAAATATGGTGTATCAGTAGTTAGTGCGTGTGCAATAAAATTATTATCAAACACCATTAAAAAAGCAGAAGATAACGCATTTATAAATATGCTGGGTATCATAGACGGTGATAACGTAGAAATAGAAATGTTACTCGATATAATGAAAGAGAAGATGCCGGAAGAAGGCTTTAAGGCTAAGATACCTATAATCGGCAATGTCGCATTTAACAAAAATGATATTGATTTATTGCATGATTATATAATAAAGGGGGCTGTAACTGATGAACAGAATTAAACACGAAATCAATGAGATTTTAGAAAAAGACCACTTTTGTTTAAAAGATATTGAAGAACTGTTTTATTTATCGGAGATTTATAAAAATCTGAAAGACGAAAAAACAGACCATTATATTAAAATGACACCGGAACTTGCCGAAAAGTGGGTTCATCACATGAAGAACTCAGATGGCACAACCGGAGAGCATTGGAGCATGGACGAAATCGAAAATGTCAAAAACGCAAGAGGAATAACAGATGTATCTACTGCGTTATATTATGCGGTAATGAATATGCTGTATTCTGATTATTCAGCGGCATTAGAGAAATACGGTGTAGGTGATACACCGAACGCATGGGCGGACATGACAGAAGCATGGTTATATGATAAAGATGCAGTTAAAAATAAAACATCACTATATTATGAATATATAGTGTGTAAATAAAAAACAGCTCCTTCGGGGGCTGTTTTAATATCACATGACCGCAATTAATAAATAAAATATCATTTTTTCAAAAACTTAAAATTGAAAAAAGATATACAAATAATATACAAAATTAATTTTACAAAACGTGAAAGCCAGTAAAATCAAGGTTTTTCGAGATTTGTGAAAATTTAATTTATTAAATTTTTATTAAGGAAACTATTGTACTATACAACAACGAACCTTATGGAATACACATTTCATAAGGTCGCAGCAATCTTTTAAACGGTTTAAAACGGCTTAAAATATATACAAACAATATACACATCATAAAACAAAAAGTTTGAAATATTAAATTTGATTAACCGCTGTCAACAATTCGGAGATTGCTTTGTGAGTGTATACTCTCTCGGTAATATCCTGTGAAGTATGTCCCATTATTAGCTTGACGGCGGTTTCATTTACTCCTGCGGTATTGGCGAGTGAAGCAAACGTATGTCTGCCATCATGGGGAAAATGTTCCATTTCCAGTCTTGCCATAAGCTCTAAAAAAGCCTTTTTATATTGTGGATAAGAAACACCAAGACCGTTATGCTCAATCAAAAAATTGTTGTCGGTATTGTATCTCTTAAGAATAAAAGGATATACCTTGTCGTTGATCGGTATTACTCTATCTTTGCCGGCTTTGGTTTTCATTCCTCCGACCATGTATCTGTCCTCAATATGAACATCAGATATACGCACGTTAAGCAATTCAGAAGGTCGCATTCCGGTATAAATAAGTATTAACACCGTATCAGCAAACTCTTCCGCAAACACAGCTTTAAACAGCCTGTCTATTTCTTCCTGTGTAAACATCTTATGTTTAGTTGATTGCGGTTTCTCTCCAATCTTGACAAATGTTGCATAGTTTTTTGTTGCAATATCAAGTTCCATTGCAATGTTGAAGAGTTGGTTCATCAAGGTTTGAACATGGCTCTTTGACTGCCAGCTTCTATCTAAGTTGTCAATCAGGCTTTGTATCTGATATGTTTTTATGTCCTTTATAGGAGTGTTATGCAACGGCTTTAAATGCTTATACGCAGCAGTATATATATTGCATCCGCTCTTTGATATTTCCTTAAATCTTCTTTGTTTAAATACTTCCCACATATCCGCAACGGTAGCTTCTGCGGCTGTAACATCATACGGATTTTTGTTATAGTCCGTTAAAGCCTGTAAAGCCTCCTGTTTGGTCGAATAATATCCGAGGTATTTATATATAGTTCCTCCTTTCGCACTTATTCCGGCTCTAATACGAGCGGCATATGGTTTACGTCTGCCGTTTCCAAGGTTTACAACAGCACCCATTCCGTTAGGTAATCGCTTCATAAAAAAAGACCTCCTTAATTCTAAAAAAAGAGTAGAAATTAAAGCGGTCATGTGATATACTAAATGTGTTCTTTGTAGTAGTGGTTTCACATAACCGCTATTCCTTAATCCTTCTGTACTGCTAATACAGGAGGATTTTTTTATTTTGTGACCATATTGCCGAGGTTGGCAGTATGGTTAATGTTACTGTATACGGTTTGTGCGTAAAGATATTATTGCAATTACAAATTCGAATAATGCAGCAATAAGGCAACTAATAACAAAAGGATTTAATGATACTATATATAATAAAAACAGTTGCCATATAATCAAAATTGCTGACAGTATAATGTTAAATATATTTATTTTATGTAAAGTTCCAAGAGTATTATCCATATTCTCTACTATTGAATATGTTATATGATAAATTAGTTTTATAGGTAAAAACACTCCAACTTTTAACACCAAAAATGATAATAAAGGTACTATCAAAAAGTAAAAAATTAACGGAATATGATAAGTAATAATCATCATAAAAACCGGAAAAATCAAAACGCCCCATATTAAACCAAATATAAACTGATAAAGGAATGTTAATAATAAACTGATTAAAATAGATATAAGTACACTTTTAATGTTAAGTTTTTTATTAGCCATAAAATACCTCTTCAAACAAAATAATAATATAAACGACATTTAAAATCTCATAATAGTTGACAATGTAAAAATAAGGTAATATAATGTAATCAACTTACCAATATTTTCTATAAATAGATTGTAAATCCAATACAGTACAAAGTCAATACAAACCCATTAAATAAGTAAAGATTTTATAAATTAATAGTACGAACAACACAAAAAGTTGTCAATAGTAATAGTACCTAAAAACGCCTAAATATTACTAAAAATGCAAAGGGGAGTTGATTATGGATTACAAGCAAATGATTAAGAAGCAACTAAAAGACCTTAGCGAAAAACAATTACGAATTGTGTACATATTTATAATTCACTTAAATATTGTAAGAGGGGAGCGTTAAAGCTCTCCTCTTTCCTTTTTTTCTGCAATAAGTGCATCAAGAAACTCTTTTATACCTCTCCAACCTTCATCACTTAAATTTGCAAGAGCCAGAATAAGCTGTTTTTTGTATGTTTCGCCTTCCTCGGAAAGTACATCACCTAAAAATGCAGCTATCTCCTCCTCATCGCTTCTAATAACAAACATTTCGCCCTCTCCGGTGCAAAGCCACTCTTTGTTTACATCAAATTCACGACAAATAGAGAAAATTGTCTGATCAGTTAAGGGATTTATACCACATTCCCATTGTCCGACTGTATTACGTTTTACTCCCAATTTATCAGCAAATGCCTGTTGAGTTAAGCCTAATGTTTTTCTTAATTGTTTTAATCTGTCCTTCAATTTAGCATCACCTCTTTTCTTATTTATATTGTATATCATCATGAAACAAAAATCAATAGATAATTGCCATTAAAACAACAAAACATATTGACAAATGCTATTAAAGAGTATATAATAGCCATATAAACAACAGAAACGAGGTGAAAAGATGAGTAAAGACTTCTTTTATCAGCAGTTAGAAGAAGATGTAGAAGCACTTAAAATTCCTATTGTTGAAAGAGTTCTCAATCACACCAATAAGGAAATAGAGGAGCTTGAACACAAGAACAATCTTTTAGAAAAACAGCTGTTTGAACTTCGGATAGTTTTAACTCTAAGTTGTGCTGTGAACATAGCGAATATATGCTTACTGCTAATGTAAAGCGAGGTGAAAATAAATGAAGAAAGATGAAAAAGAAGTAATGGCAACAGTTAAAGAAACATTACCGTTATTATCAAAATCCGAAAAGGAAAGATTTTTAGCGTTTGCTCAGGGAATGTTGTACATAGCAAGAGCGAACGAAAATAAGGAGGCGAGCTGATGGAGGTGGAAGGGTTGGAAAGAGAAACTATATTAAGTCTAACGATTAATCCAACTGAAAAAATAACCGATACTGTCAAAGCAATGTATGAAATGGCAGTATCGGCAGGGCTTACTTATAACGAAATGGGCGTTGTTATAAGTAAGTTAAAAAAATTAGTTGATGATAGTATCGGAAACAAAGTCCTCTAAGTAAGGCTTATAGCTGTCATATAGAGTATTTGCTTGATTTAAGAATTTTAAATACACATCAAAAAGTGCATTGCTGTTATCGAAAGCACTATCTATATCAAATGGCAGATTAGATAAATAGTTTTGATACTGTATTTTAGCAAACTCGGTGACAATTTGTTCACGACTTAAATTCAATTTTTTCATATATATCCTCCTTTCTTGGTTACTCGGCGTATGGACACCTGCTAATTAAGTATACACAAGGAAGAAGGTAAGCACAATGGGAGGGAAAACAAATGGAAAACAAAACCGAAATTTGTAACGAGCTTTGCAAAGTATTACAGCTTACAAGAGATGCTTACGATTTAGTAAGTCTGGACTACGACCCAACGCTTGAAGTTGTAACAGCCGTTTTTGCAGGTGGCAAAAGAAAAATTAACGTAGCTATGGACAGCGGAACGGCAATGATAAGGGATATTGTAAATCATCTGGGGTGTTAAAAGGGAGTGATTGAATGACAAGTATACCCGAATTAGCAAAAATAACAGGCTACTCGGCAGAGAATTTAAGGAACTTAATAAAAAGCGGAAAGTTACCAATAGCCGTAACACTCGGCACAGACAAGAAAAGTTATTGCCTGTTACCGCCTAAAGTATATGAATACTTAGGCATTAAGATTGATGGCTATGAGCCACCACCGACAGTAAATATTGATTATAGCAAGCTTGTAACAGATGTTGCCGGAGAACTGGCGAGCAGGTTTGCAGGAAAGGAACAGCATTGAAAAAGACAGCAATAATAATACTCCTTATGCTGTGGGCAGTAGTAGCATGGTTCATCGGCTACGTGATAGGCAGCGTAATAAAGTTAATAGGAGGATAAAAATGAAAGTATATGAGGAAGTGAAGGAATGAACCCTAAAGAATATAAAATACAAACAGGTCTGCGAGTGCCAGAAGAACTACATGCAGACCTGCAAGAGAGAGCAAAGGAAATTGGTGTATCTGTAAATCAGCTTATTCTAATGCTTATATACATCGGCATCAAGCTTATTGAAAAAGGTGTTATTCCTCAAGACTATAAGGAATAGAACCATTAAGCATCTCATAATCTTCGATATATTTCTTCAATACATATTCGGCAAGATTATTTATAGAACGGTTTTCTTTAGATGCTAAGTATTTGAGTTTGGTATAAGTAGTTTCATCAAGCCTTAATCCAGTTTGAATTTTGATAACTGCCATAGTGATACCTCCATTAATAATATTCGTTAGCACATTGTATCATTTTGTTATTGACATATCTACTAACGAATGTTAGCATATAGATAACAAAGGAGGCTGAAACATGGACTGGCAAAGATACCTACTAATGACCACAGCAACATCATGTGTCAACTGCACACATTATCATCAGCATTATGTATTAGTAAACCATGATAAGGTGTTCATGGCGATAGGTGAAGGGCATTGTGATTACCCAAAGCTTAAGAGAAGAAAACCAGATGATAGTTGTAATGATTTTGAGAGGAGGAAAAACAATGACAGCTTATGAAGCAATGTTAAAAAGCAAAGAAGATGCGGCAGGTGTTATAGCCTGCTTTTGTATGGCAGTGCTTGACAGCATATCGGATAGAGAGCTGCCAGATTCGCTGAAAATAAAAATCGTCATACTGGCAAATGCGGCCCTTGATGGTGAGGTGGAAGAGGTGAAGATATATGAAACTCAAAAAGGATAATGAGCTGTTGTTTATTATCGGTAATGCAGCTTTCTGGATGGCGATAGGTGCAGGACTTATATATAGCGATGATAACGGCGGCATAGCGTACATAGGCTTTGGTGTGTTGCTCCTTCTGATGGAGCTTGTGTCTGAAAAATGGGCTTGTGAAAGACTTAAACGAGAGTTAAGCAGAGAGCGTAAACAGCACAACAACATTATTGTAAAGGTGGGTGAGTGATGGACAAGCTTCGGGACATAACACCGGAAGAAAAAGAACTAATCAAGGAGTTGAAGAAAATCGAAATTAAGAAAAAGAAAAAACACGAGCAAATATTAGACGAGTTTTTATGGGGAGCTGCCAGTTTAGGGAGCTACGAGGGAGTGTTAAAGCGAAGAAAATGAAAAAGAAGAAAAAGAAACTATCAAACGACTGTAAAAAGTGCTATTATGCAGTACTTTGTTACGAAAGAGGGCGAGGGGTAGCGTGTACACAGTTTAAAAAAACGGATTGAGGTTATCAAAATGCCTAAGAAAATTTGTGATATGGACTGCTTCAACTGTATATTTGATGATTGTAAATACGATGGTTCACAGACAGCAAAAGAAGGTCTTATGTTAAGGAACGCAGGTTGTCCTACAGATAAAGAGCTTAAAGCAAAAGAACCTAAAGGAAAAACGAAAGCAAGACCGTATACAGAAAAGTAGAAAGAGTATAAACGTCAATACGCAATCAAAAACAAAGAAAGGATTAAGGAATACAAAAAGAAGTACTACGAAGAACACAAAGACGAATTTATGCGTCGGTCGGAACAAGAGTATGAAAGAAGAAAAGCCGCTCCGGGACGGCAATCCCAGTGAGCGGCAGACACAAAAACGCACTTATAGTATAGCACAATTATTTGCGGAGTTAAAGGAGGAATTATAATGGGATTAACAAAACTCGAAAAAACCTTGATAGATGAGCTTTCAAGCATGAGCACTGAAGCAGACATGTGGCGCGACAGTTACTACGAAATAAAAGATGAAATGTTAAAGCTTGAGGGGGAATACAAAATGCTTGAAGATAAATACAATGCGTTATTGGCAACGACAGTACCGGAGGAGGAGTTTTGATGGACACGATCATAAAAGTTACACAGATACCTGCCATAGAAGAAAATCTTAAAAGTGTTTCTTCTTATATTGACGAAAGGGTACAACTTGCATTAAGTCTTGTTTGTACAGAAGAAACCGTTAAAACAGTCAAAGCAGAAAGAAGCGAACTAAACAAGCTTTTCGGTTCGCTTGAAACGGAAAGAAAAGCGGTAAAAAAAGCTGTTTTAGACCCGTATAACAACTTTGAAAAAGTTTATAAGGAATGTGTATCGGATAAGTTTAAAAAAGCTGATGAAACACTTAAAAATAGAATTGCATCTGTAGAAGATGAATTAAAATCCCAGAAAGAATCAGAAGTAAGAAGGTTTTTTGATGAATACAAGGCAGGGAAAGTTGACTGGCTTGAATATGATAGAGCTAATATAAACATAACTTTAACGGCAACAGAGAAAAAACTCAAGGAACAGGCTAAAAATTTTGTTGATGATGTGGTTGTAGCACTTAATGCTATAAACTTACAAGATAACCCCGAAGAATTTTTGTATGAATACAAAAAGACTTTGAATTTACCTGAAACAATAGCACTTGTTACCGAGCGAAGAAAGGCTTTAAGGGGAGTAAAGGAAAGTGCTGATGTAGAACCAGAAGAAAAAATGACGCTTGATGATATTTTGGACAGACTTAACGAAAATAGCATAAGATTTACAGTAGATGTACCGGAAAGCATAGCGAAAAAAGTAAGGTTATTTATCCGCACTTTAGGTCTTGAATGGAAGGAAGAAAAGTTATGAATTTAGATTTATACAACAGAGTTAAGGAAGTGCCCGAGACTGCAAAAAAGATTATCGGTGCAGGAAAGCTTGCAGGCTTTACGGATATTAATCCGATGTGGCGAATTAAGAAGCTCACCGAAGAATTTGGAGTTTGCGGCTTCGGTTGGTACACTGAAATATCAAACAAATGGATAGAAAAAGGAAAAGACGGAAAAGAAGCTGCTTTCGTAGAAATTAATCTATATGTAAAACAGGGCGAGGAATGGAGCAAGCCTATTGTCGGAATTGGCGGTTCAATGTTTGTAAATATCTTTAAAGGCAGTCCTGACACGTCAGATGAAGCGTTCAAAATGGCTTATACTGATGCACTCTCGGTAGCTTGTAAGGCACTGGGAATGGCTGCGGATGTCTACTACGAAAAGGACAGAACAAAGTATAATGCCTATGACAATCAGGCGGAAAAGCCGAAAGAAAGCAAGCCTAAAATTGAGTATGCGACAGAAGAACAGATAGCAAAGCTCAATAAATATTATTCCGGTAAGCCGGACAAGCTTTCGCTTTACTTAAAAAATAATAATGTAAAAAACCTTATATATTTACCGAAAACGAAAGCACAGGAAACAATAAACAAAATCGAAATGCAATTAAAAATGCAGGAGGCATAAAAAATGGACGGTCTTGCTACTCTTAAAGCCGAAAACAGAATACAGTTTAAGACGCTTGAGAGCGGCAAGACCGAAGTTTCTTTTGTCGTTGATAGATTATCCATACAAAATAGAAACTCCATTAAGGCGGCTTTGGAGCAAGCGGGAGAAGCACTTACAATAAAGATAAGCAAATACCGCAAAAAAAGAAGCCTTAATGCCAACAGCTACTTCTGGACATTGGTTGGAGAGCTTGCGTTGAAGCTGAACCGAAAGAAAGAAGAAATCTACTGGGAGTACATAAAAGACCTCGGTATCTATCGAACGGTCGAGATTGACGAAAAAGCGGTCGATACAATGATATATATGTGGAAGTCACATGGTTTAGGCTGGATAGCGGACAGATTAGACCATGGACAGCATAAAGGATTTGTATTAGTCAACTTTTATTACGGAAGTAGCTGTTACAATACAAAACAAATGTCAAGGCTGATAGATGCTGTTGTAAACGATTGTAAAGAACAAGGCATAGAAACATTGAAGCCGGCAGAGTTAGAAGAAATGAAAAGGGCGTGGGACAGTGAAAGGAAGTCATAAAGTATCTGTTTTGCAGGGCATAGAAAAAGAATGTTACATAACCGGCAGAACCGACAACTTAGAAAAGCACCATTGTTACTATGGTGTTAAGGGGCGTGCTATTTCCGATAAATACGGCTTTTGGGTTTGGTTGATACCCGAATATCATAGAGGTACAAACGGAGTACATGGAAAGAATGGTCATGAGTTAGATATGGAGCTGAAACAGGCTTGCCAAACAGCTTATGAAGAAGCAGGACATACAAGACAAGAGTTTATACAGCTTATAGGCAAAAACTATTTATGAGGTCAAACATGAAGCAATTAACGATAGACGGAACACCAGTGGCGAAGGGCAGACCGAGGTTAAGCAGATACGGCACATACACACCGAAAAAGACACAGGAATATGAGGAATACGTCAAATCGTGTTGGGTGTCAAAATACGGTGCTATTCAGCCGTCAGAGCAACCTTTAGAAGTGTACATAGTATTTTATATGCCAATGGGGAAAAGTTGGACTAAGCGAAAAACAGAGGAATATAAAGGACGGCTTCATACCAATAAACCTGATATTGATAATCTTGTAAAGGCAGTATTGGACGGGTTAAACGGAGTAGCTTACAAGGATGATAAACAGATTGGAACTCTTAGCGTAGTAAAGCGTTGGGCGGTAGTTGGTAAGACAGAAGTATGGATAAAAGAGGTGGAGTAAATGGAAAGGGACAGCATAGTATTCTACAAAAGTTTTTTTGATGCAATAAAAGAACTGCCGCCGGAAGATTTTAAAAACTGTATGACCGCTTTAATGGAATACGGCTTCGAAGGCAAAGTGCCAGAAACAAGTGGAATTGCAAAATCTATCTTTTTAATGGCTAAACCACAAATCGATAAGAATAACCAAAGGTATGCAAATGGTAAAAAAGGTGGTAAAACAGCGTTCCGAGACGAACCAAACACAAACCAAAACGCAACCGAACACGAACCAAACACGAACCAAACACGAACCAAACACGAACCAAACACGAAAAATACAGAACCTAATGATAATGTTAATGTAAATGATAATGATAATGTAAATGATAATGATAATGTTAATGATTATAAAGACATCTGCTCGGAGCAAGCTTCCGAGCCGCCGATAATAACATTACCGTTGAACGATAAGAGCCAATATCCCATATATGACGGAGCAGTTCAAGAATGGGCGGAACTGTACCCTGCTGTCGACGTGATACAGCAGTTAAAAGCCATGAGGGGGTGGTTGAACGCCAATGAAAGCCGACGAAAAACACGAAAGGGTATTAATCGGTTTATAAACGGATGGTTGGCAAAAGAGCAGGATAAAGGGGGAAGGCGAAATGCAGTTTACAATACCGAATTTGAAGGTGTCTGCGGTGACACATTATAACTGCGAGGTCTGCAAGGATAAGGGCTTTGTACTTGAAACAATAAACGGTTATGAATATGCAAAGCCTTGCAAATGCAAAATTCAAGCCGATTTAAAGGCGGATTTAAGGCGTTCGGGACTTGATGATAAAATGCTTGAGCGAATGAGCTTTGACCGATATGAAGCAGTTGAGGACTTTCAGCAAAGGGCAAAAAGCACAGCGTATCAATTCAGCCAGCAGGCCGAAGTAAAAGGCTTTTACATCGGCGGTCAGGTTGGCTGCGGAAAAACGCACCTATGTACTGCAATATGCAATGAATTTTATAAGCAAGGCAAGCCTTTTAGATATGTCATATATGGTGAAATGATAAGAGAGCTTAAAGCATTGGTCAACGATGCGGAGGATTATAACAGGCTTATAAATAGGCTTTGTCAAGTAAAAATCCTTTACATTGACGATATGTTTAAAGGCGGAACATCTGAGGCAGATATAAAACACTTTTTCAGACTGATAAATTCACGTTATACCTCACAAAAAACCACAATTATATCGAGTGAGTTAATGCTTAACGAGGTTATGGCTATTGACGAAGCAATCGGCAGCCGGATAAAACAAATGTGCGGCAAGTTTGTTTTAAACATAGCTAAGGTCAGAGATCGAAATTATAGGCTGAAAGTGGTTGTATGACAGCGGAACAGGAACAACTAATAAACGATAATCACATAAGAAAAATGATGGGAGTGACAGTATGAATAAATCGATTTTAATGGGCCGGCTAACAAAAGACCCGGAGGTCAGATACTCGCAGGGGGCAGAACCTTTGGCGATTGCCAGATATTCACTTGCGGTCAATAGACGATTTAAACGTCAGGGTGAACCGGATGCGGATTTTATTCCGTGCGTTGCCTTCGGTAAGCAGGGCGAGTTTGCAGAAAAGTATTTAACAAAAGGTCAGATGATTTCGGTTGTAGGACGTTTGCAGGTCCGGAATTGGGACGACAACTACGGAAACAAGAGGACTACGATTGAGGTTGTCGCAGAGGAACAGTACTTTGCCGAAAGCAAGAAAAGCAATGCGGAAAATGGCCGGAAACGTGAGAATGACGGCATCGGGGAAGGTTTTTATCCGATAGATGATGACGTTAAAGACGATGATTTGCCGTTCTGACAGGAGGAAGAATAGAATGATAGTGGATAGAAGTGTATTAAACGGATTACAGGTTGTTGCAGAGGGTTACAAGATTTTTAATTATGATTGGACAGCAAATTACGGAGATAACTATTGCTATGCCAATAAAGACGGCAATGTGGAAGGTGTTGTACATAGACAAGAGGGATTTCCGGACAAGTGCCACAACGGCTTACATTTTTGTGAAAATCCGTTAGATTGTTTTAGTTATTACCCCTTTGTGCAATGGAATAAATTTGCAAAAGTCAAAGGATATGGGGCTGTTTCGAGGGATGATAAAGATAGCAAAGTTGCTGTTGAAATACTCGAAATAGTAAAAGTTTTAAGTTTTGAAGAATTTGTGGAGGAAATTAAGAGTTATACTACAAATATCAACAGCTACGGCATACGCAACGGCTACGGCATACGCTACAGCTCCGGCATAAGCAACAGCTACGGCATAAG